CTGCTCACCGCCACCGGCCACATCAAATACGATACCCAGCATTGATAGCGACTGGTTCTGAGTGGTGATGTTGTGGATGGCACTTCCCCACTTCTGGCCACCCGGTTCAGCGAGTGACGCACCAGGCGAAACTGCCACGGATCGGTTGGGGTTCCGCCCAGTCCACATGGGGACCTTGACGTACTGACCTTCCTTTTTAGCCAATTGAGGCAAGGCGTTAGGCCCCGATTGAATTAAATCAAGGGCGGGCTCCCCGCTGATCATCTGCTTGAAGATGCGATCACCGAACGGAAATACTTCTTTTGTTAATGCACTAATTGTTGCTAGATCAACGGCGGCTGCCATAGGTGAGTCCTCCTTGACTCAGTCCCTGAATTGTTTTTCTTACTGTCTTCCTGCGTTAAGTTCTGCCATACGCCTGTCGAACATAGATGCTTTGTCCGAAAGCGATTCATTGTTAAGATTTCTCCCGGTATCGGTCGTCCGTGACCCACCGGGAGAATCGCCAGCTCGCAAGCGAGCGGCTTCGCGATCCGTGATTGTTTGAATTGATTTGTCCTGACGAAGGCGACCATACTTCCCAGCGTAGTGCTTGAAAGCGATTGCCGTCTCATCTTCGACTTGCTGCTTAGTTACCTGGCCGAGTTGGTTGGCATCACGCAGACCGGCGAGCTTTCCACCGACATGCTTCAGGACGTCGTCGCGGACTTCTTTGGCCAACACTTCGTCACCCTTGGTTGCAGGGTTGACATCAATTAGACGAGCGAGCTCAGTATTGGCGTTGTCGGCCCCGATCTGGAACAAGGTCTGATTCTGAGAAACCTCGGCCATGTTCAGGAATTTGCCAACCTGCTCCTGGGTCTTGGCCTGGGACGCCTCGATACCAGCCATCCGTTTGACCAACCATTCATCGTTAACCTGCTCGGGCTCAGGCTCGGCGACAGGCTCGACGACAGGAGTGTTAACACGCTCACCTAATTGAGCGATCTGCTCTTGCTGTTGGGTGAGCACCTGGTTCTGGCGTTGGATTTGATTGATGAGTTGCTGTTGGAATTCAGACGGCTGCTCAGGGGCCGGGGTTTCATCGGTAACTACCGGAGCATCTTCGGTAACAACCTCGGTAACGACCGGCTCGTCTTCGTCTAAAACACTAGGCTGATTGTTGAGGGAATCATCGGCGGTTAGACCCATGTCCTCGTTGTACGTTGCGTCGTCCGAATAGAGGGAGACGTCTTCAGTACTATCTGGCATCAGAAATTTTCCTGTCGAGGCAACAGGCGACACGAACAATATAGACCATCAGACACTAGGTTGTCCACCAGTCTCTGGTGGCTTGGCTGGTTTTGAGGTCCTGGGCGACTTCTTACCCTGTGGTTTTCTGGCCGGTTTCTGGCCCTTCTGGGCCTCCGCCTGTTGCTCTTGCATCTGCCCCATGATCGCCAAAGGACCGGGCAACATGACCTGAACCATCTGTAGAGCTTGTTGAATTGCCTGGGGGTCAGCCCCCTGCTGTTGCATCTGCTGTATCTGCATCATCTGACGCTGGCGGAACTCCTGATACAGCCGTATATCGGCCTCACGGTTCAAATATTGAGGTCGCAGAATCTCCTCCAAGACCCCGACTTCATGCATATGACAGTGCTGATCGATCTCCTGGGCAATCTGCGGGAACTGCTGGACGACCATTTTGTACTGCTCTGTCTGCTTCCATCGCTTGTGCTCACTGTAATGGAACGTGTCATTGTCGCTGGCATTAGGCATACCCACCTGGCCACCCTGGAGCCACATGGTGTGCTCATCATTGACCTTGGATTGATCGCGACGGTTAACATCAAAGGCCTCGTTGAGTTCGCCGATGTCCAGGATTTTCCCGATCAACGCCCGGTCGGTCGCCGGATCGAGCACCGGCTGACCGCCAGTCAGGACCTCCAGGGCCGCGAACATCTGCCCCTTGCTTGAAGGCAACTGGCGAAACGAATCAACCCGAAGGTTGGCAGGGTTAGCTCCAGGTTGCCCATATTTCGACGGGCGAAGCATTTCACCATTGAAGTGCTTAACTTCTCCCCGATTATTTTCTCCGATGACATGAATGATCTTGGTGTCGACCATATTGTCCATCAACAATTCAAGTATCATCGACCCGGCGGTACATATAGCCTCATCCATCTCGTTGGCAAACCCAATGAGACGCATGTCATTTGTTTCTTTAACTTCGGCGATGGCCACCCCGGACTTAACCCCAGCTCCCCGAGGATCGCCCAAGTCAGCCTGAGATGTTCCGCTGATCTCACCCATCGACCGCAATGCTCGCTCAAACGCAATCTTGGGATCGTTTCCGATCTCCGGCCTGCGGACTACCTGGGGAACATGGCCCGGCGAGGAAACGATATTGATCTTACCTGGGCGAGTGTGCCAGGCTTTATCATTACTGACGTCACCGGAGATTCTGACCATCGTATGGTGGGTCATATTCTTTCGATGATTGGCCTCATCTGAAATAGCCTGGTTGGCCTCTTGCTGCATCGACCGCATCTGGTCGACAGTGCAGGTTCCCCAGAGCTTGCCGGGCAACGGTTTCTCTTGGAGCACCACAACCGGGGTCCGTCTGGACCGGAGCTGTAAATCCTGCGGCGGTCTAATTGTTGTATTGCCAATCACTACTGCATGTCGACCGCCGATCCAGTCGGGGTCCGGCTTCTTCCATACTTCGCGGACAACCAGCTCGCCGTCGCTCCCGTCGCCAGGGCCGATCCGAGGAGAGATACTAAACTCGGTGTCGTTGCTCAAAGCTGTCTTGTAGTCCTCTTCCTCGAATACGGTCCCAGCCATCTCGGTCGAAGCCAGCTCTCGGACCTGGGCTCGCTTCATACCGAAGGTGGAAGCTATTTCGCCGATAGTGCGAATCCTGGACCGAATCCAGATGTCCGCATCGTTGAAGTGAATGATATTGAATGGCCAGAAGTCCATCTCAAACAGCGGGGCGATGCTCATCGCGACGTCGCCAGTCTTGCGGACTGCACCGCCCTGAGCCAGGGCCTCTTCGCCAAACATCTCGGCGAAGGCCTGAATACCCGCCTGCGGCGGAGCTCCATGGGGAGTCATCTGGTCCGGGGTGATAACCATCTCCTCCCCGGCATTGGGGTCCCATGAAGGACACAAGAAGACCGTCCGAGTGGCCATGGCCCACATCGCAGCATCCCGAATGATACTGGACATTTTTAGACCCTCAACGTAATACCAATTGAGGACGTCGTTGGAGAGTTTAGCCGTGACCTGATCGGAGGTATCGTCGGTCGAAGACAGGACACGCCATACGGGATCGCGGCGGACCAGGCGAGCGAGACGCTGCTCGACCGAAGGAAGGATAATATTGACAGTGCGAATGACTTCGGAGCCGGGCCGCTCGTAGTCACGTTCCATACGGCTGTTAATGCGGGACCACTTCAAGTGCTGATTGCCCTGGAGGAATTCCAGGTTGATCATGGCTGAACGCTCGGCCTCTCGCTTGTATTCGCGATTGCGGCAGATGGCGTTAACTGTTTCGGCTATGGACTGCGGATCGTTCCAATCTGTGGAATCAATAGATGCAGAGCTCAAGCCCGTTTGCATATCAAGTGACATCGCCTGCTAAATCCTCGGGATTGACCAGTCCGCCAGCGTATTCGTTGGCGATTCGTTCCTGGATGAGGCGTTGGCGATCTGCTTCTTCAAAAGACTGAGGGGAAGGTGGAGGGATCAGTGACCCGTTGTCGCCGGTAGTCACGATCACCGGCTCACGCTGGACAACCTTAGTGGCCATATCATGGCTCAACCGCTCCAGGGTCTGGTTGGTCGAGGTGGAAACAGCAGCCGATTCAGACAGGGCCTGAATTCCAATCCGGCTGGTGTCGGCTGAGTTCTTCAGGGTCTGCTCAATCGCGGCCATGGCCAGGCCGATGACTTGCTTCTCCTGCTTGGGCTGGACCTCCATCATCAACTTACGGGTCCACCAGCAGAGGGCTGCTGTTATAAGAGTTAGATATATGACTAAAAACCAATCCATTGGTGAGGCTCTCCTAGGGGATGATGTAACCGTTGTACATGATCTTGATGGCGACCGCCGTGCTGGTAATGAGATTGACCGAATCCGGTGCTCCGCCCCCGCTATCCTTGTGAGGGATAATAATATGCGGGTTGAAATGGAACGGAAAGAACAGGGACTCGATTGAACTGGCTCCACCGTAATGGATGTTCACGATATCGTTGCTGGTATCGGACGCATCGTAAGTGTCGAGGGGGTACACCCGCAGGACGCCAGCCGCTGCCCCGGTGACAATCGAAACATATAGCTGGCTAATAACGAGCTTACTCTTGCCGGTCGGGGCCGCAATGAGCTGGACGCCACCGGATGCATCTGCTGATCCAGCAACGCCATAACGCCTTCGACTACTGACCGGGCCTGTCGGGTAATTCGGGTCCATAAGAAAACTCCTTGATAAGATTTAAGCAGCCTGGGTTCTATTTGTAAAGAACCGGGGACGGCTCGGGCAGCCTCACACGCCCGAGCCGTATAGCCTGGATCGCCTAAAACAGGCCCCCGGTTTTCAAAACCCATCTGGCATATCCGTAGCATTAAACATATGAGCATTCTCTTCACGCCGTTCGTGAATGAGGTCTTCTTCCTCTTCGGTTAATTCGTAGTATAGCGGCCTCTGTCCCCGGCTTGCCAGTGCTAACTTCTCCTGAAGTGGAACAACCGGGTCCACATATGGCGTATCAAATAGAACATTGCCACCAACCAGGGTCGCGACCTGGACGATGCCATCCTCCACTTCACCTCGGACGGTCTTAGATGGCTGCCGGTTTGCGTAAATGGGTTCGACTCCCCACTTCCGCCAGGTGTCGATGGTGAGCGGCTGATTGCGGTCGGCGACGGTTGCTTCGTACTTCTCACCTTCGCCTCGCTGAAATTTAGATAGATCGGCGGGATCGACATCGTCTGGCTGCACCCACCCGGACAGTTCGTGGACCCGTCGACATATCTGGTCCATGGCCGAGGTTCCGTAGTTAAAATAACACCTGTAGACATACACCAGCCCCTTCAGTTGCTTGTCCATGACCAAATATCTCAGTGCATCGAGCGAATGATCATTGTCATGGTCGGTATTCTTCACCGGCTTACCGGACTTCGGATGCCGCCGGTAGTTCATAAACTCAGTGATCACCTCTTTGCAATCAGGACTGATAATAAGACCAGGAGGGCGATCTCTATAGTGAGCAACCCATATTGCAACGAACGGATGTTCCTGTGTCCCACCCCAGTCCAGTCCTCGATACAGTTCTGCATACGGCTCAATTTCCCGCCGAGCCACGTTTCGACGCTCGCTGAAGCTCGGATAAATAAGGCCCCCGGCAATTGCAAAGCAATCAGACAAAACCGTAGGAAAGTCCCGCTTAAACAGAGCAACCTCGTAAGCATTATTACCGTCTCCGCATGCATCCTCGAATTTATACCGATACCAATATAACTGTTCGTCGGTCAACTGGTGGACCCGCTGCATCTCACGCTCGTCGTCGGTGAATTCGATATCCGGCGGGACTTTCTTCTGGTAACGCTCGTCGACGAACCAGGGGAAGAACATCAGCCGGTAGGAACCGATGCCTTTCTGGGCGTTTACGCAGTCGTCATGGAACCCGCCTTGGGGGCCGTCTCCGGTCGACTCCTTGATGATGATCGTATGGGGCATGTCCGGGACCGCATTGAGCGTACCCTTGATCGATCCGCCCCCGCTGGCGACGAAAGTGTAGAACGCCTGCTCAGATAGGTGCATGAAATGAATGGTCGACCCACGGCTCACGCCCTTGCCGCCTGCGGTGCGGCACTCGTATTGAGACTTGTGCTCGTCGAACCGAATCGATGACCCGGTGATCTTGGCGTCTTCCTCGCCCCAGGCCTCCTGCGACTGCTTGGCGATACCGAAGATGCTTTTTGTGTCATCCTCGGTGTGGGCGTAAGTCAAGGCCTTGCGTCCGCCGAAATACTTTGTGAGAAACAAGAACAATAACTGTACAAACGTCGAAACCCCCATCTTTCTGGCCTTGGGGATGACCACTCGAATCGGGAGCCCGGCCTCGGCCATGGACATGATCGTCTTGAATAGGAGCGTCTGCACCAGGTTAGGGACCCAGGTGGATAGCGTGCCGGTATCGCGGTCTTCGATGACGAAGTGACCGGCGAGGACGGCCTTGTTGAACAGGCGGAGAGGCTCGACTAGGGGGCGATCAATCACTTCAGTAGCTCCCAGTCGGTCTGGTCGAAGATGTAGGCCCCGCAGCAACATATGTGGATGTGGCCTGGGCAGGAGGGGGTGCTGCATCTGCATGTTTTTTTATTATATATATACGGATGTTGGATAGGGGTCCCTGAGTTTATGGGGATCGCGACCGGATTCTTCACTCGAAGAGCTTTGAGGGCATGGAGCTCGGCTGGTGTGTTTTTCATTTTCATACATTCTCCGGGGGAATAGGGCCGAACTTTACTCTGGTATTAGAGCCATTCCCGGAAACGGCTCGATGCAACAGTACGTCCCTAACCTGCTCGAAGTTCATCATCTTTCGCTTACCGACAATTAGGTAGGGAATTCTGTCCATCGCCATCATGCCTTTGAGCCAGTTTTGCGGGACACCGAGCCGGTGAGCGATATGGTCTACTGAACCAAAGGTTTGGTATGTTTTTTTTTCCATATATTTTCTACACCAATGGCGGTAGCTCCTTTTTTGAATTTTGCACATTCTCAGAGGGAACCACCCTGCTATTTCGCGGGACTCCGGTCGGCTCGGTCCCACCGCCCCCCTCTGAGGAATCAACGGCTCGATCAATCGAATCGAGTGGCGAGTCGTCGATCTGATTTGAATCAAGACAATTGTTAAGTTCGTCGCTCGACCAGGCATCGCGGTCGGCCAGGTCCGCCGGGCCGGAGGCCTCGGGCTCGGCTGGCTTGTTAGGTTTCTGTTCTTCCGCTCCAGGTACGGTGGCCTGGGGCTGGGCCGTGGCCGAGCGGTCGGTCGGGCATACATCAGCCCAGGCTGCGAGCTGCTGCTGCTTGGCCGGGCTGATGTTGAATGTGTTGTTCTGTACGTTGATTGTGGTGGGAGCTGCATCGCCTTCAGAGGCACGGCTGACCTGCTCGGCCAGCTTGCAGATGTCGATGGCCAGGCGTGCCGCCGTCCGCCTCACCTTGGCGTCCGAGCTGGCGGCTGACTCCTCGACGATCCGGCATGCAACATCGAGGCAGGCCTGGATGCGGCCTTGGCCAGCCAGGCCCTCGGCGAGCGTGTCGCGGATGTGAAGCTGATGGCTTCGGACGGCCAGCCCGGCGGCTGCCAGGTCAGTGGTCGGAGGGGCTCCTAGTCGTTGTGCCGCATCTCTCATCAAATCATTAAAGGGACCGCATCCCATGGAGTCAAGGATAACGTATTACATTGTAATACATCCACTTCACCCAATGATAACAGCCTGGATCATCAATTAGACAATATTACCGAAACAGGCCTGACTCCAGGTACGCCGAGCAAAACGGCCCAAAACCCTTGATGTAGCCTCTGCTGTATTGTAACAATCCATGTTTTTTGCAAAAAACTTTCAAACCACAAAACCCTATGCCTATTGACTAAAGTGCTCATTTGAGTTTAGACAAGCTGGTTTTGTTTGAGAAAGTAGTGGACACAGTGTGTACAAAGCGTATACTTCAACTGTTCCATCACATTGCTCCTTGACATCACAACGACGCAGGCACTCATCGTCGGACAGAGCCACCAAGGCTATGGGATAACTCACCTTGGAAGTCTGTCAGAAGAACCAACACAAAGCTTTCATCACTTGGCCTCAGACCAACGGGGCCAAGACCTCAAAGCTTTGCAAACCCTCACATCTAAGGAGACAGACAAATGTTAAACAACACTACGCAAGTCGGTGGCATCATCACTCCAACCACACTGTTCGTCCTGAACGACTCAGGCGGCAAAGACTCGCAGGCTCAACGCATCCTGGTGACAGAATGGTTAGAGAGCCTGGGCGTCGACATCACTCGACAGTGCATCACTGTTCACGCCGATCTCTCTGAGGTCGAGTGGCCAGGTGCTCTGGAGCACGCTCGGGATGGCAGCCTCAACCAAGGCATCACCTTCCTGACTGCAACATCGAAACGATCATTTCTACAAACCGTGGAAGAGCGTTTCGAACGCAGACCTGAAGTGCCATGCTGGCCATCCTCATCCTGTCGGCAATGCACTAGCGATCTGAAGCGTGGCCCCATCGCCCGTGAGATTCGCCGCTACGCCAAGACCTACGGCTTCGACATCATCATCAACTGCATCGGTGAGCGTGCTGAAGAGTCGTCAGCCCGAGCCAAACGCTCGACACTGGAACTGAGCAAACGCAACTCGACCAAGACCAGGACCTGGTTCGAATGGCTTCCCATTCACCAGGTGACTGAGGTTGAAGTCTTCAACGTCATCGCGTTTGCCGCCGAGAAGCCACATCCGGCCTACGTTCGAAACAGTCGCCTCAGTTGTGTATTTTGCTTCTTCGGTAGCAAGGGCGACTGGCAGCATGGAGCTCAAAAGAACCCTGAGCTGGCCAGCCGGATCAGCGAGATCGAGGAACACACCGGATACACGCTCAAGCCAGGCATCAGCCTGAAGGTACTCACCAGCCAACCATGAATGGCCAGGCCCCTGCGGGGGCCTGAGCACTTGCGGTCGGGTGACCGTTATTAACAACTGTATCAAGGAGACATACTATGAACGCTTTAGGAAACAAATGCGTAGCTCGTTTCGCCAGTCGCAACGAAGCTGAACGGTTCGCAGTCGCACTGCGGACGAACGTCCTGGACTCAACCCTCAACACGGTCGTCGCAGTCGGCGAGTCCGTCTGGGTGAGCCACAAACGGAGCACCTTGGCTTCGTACACTGCCGGAGTCATCGGGGCCTTCAAGGCTGGCTGGAAGGCCAGCCAGGAGAGTCACGGCTGGAACGAATGGAACGAGGCCATCAGCCCGGCGAAGAAGTCCATTGCAGCCGAGCTGGCTGAAGACATCTAGACTCACTGACCATGTTAGGCCCTGCCCCCTCGGGGGCGGGAGCTAATGCGGTCGACTGTATCGCTTAAACCATTTATACAAAGGAGACAAACCATGGACACTTACTATCGCGACATCAAACTGCATGGCCATGACTACGGCGTCTGGTATCAGCTCTCTGGTCGCATCACTCACGTTTCTTGTGCCGGTCGATGGAGCAAATGCCCGGTGGCTCATCTCGACCTTTGGACACTCAACGCCCTGGCAGGCAAGCTTGCCGAGGTTGTCCTGGCCGAGGCTGCCAACGATGCCGAGCCGGACGCAGAACTCGTAGAGCCGGACTTCGATGAACCGTATCACCATGAAGACTTTTGAGCCCACCATGTCAGGCCTGGTCCCGAGGGGCCAGAGCTGATGCGGTCGACTGAGTATCGCAGGTACTGTAGAAATAGGAGACAAGCCATGAATGCATCAACTGAGAAAACGGACAACATCGTGGAAGACATCAGACGCCTGGGTGACGAAGAGTTTGACCTGGTCATTCGCAACGCCATCTACCATCGGAGCCGTGACCCGCAGGGCGTCGAAGCCGCCGCTGAAACGCTGGGCAAGTGCCTGGCTGACCTCTGCAACGGGGATGACTCCTCGGTCCGCAGGGGCTGGTACAAAAGCTGGGTCCAGACGCACCCGACCCTGCGTCAGACTGTTGTGCGGACCTTCGCCGGGCTCCTGTCGCACTGGGTTGGGGATTGGGACCGCAACAAGCGGACGCCTGATGCCAGGGACAAGGCATCGTTCCTCCTGGCCCGGAAGATTCGGAACGATAAGGATGCATACTTCCCACTCATCTGAGCCCGAGTCATCAAGGCCCTGCTCCCGCCGGGGAGCAGGAGCTTGATTACTTTGACTGTTAGACAAAAGGAGACAGACCGATGAACAAGTACCAATGGAATACCTATCGCGTATCGCCCTACCAGGGCGGCTTCACTCGGGATCACCCGTCCGCCGGAGGCGTAGTCCTGAGCCAGATCAGGCTGGCCAATCACCAGTGGTCAGTCCGGCGTCTGCAATCGAACGCCGGGCAAGTGTTGGTCGATCCAGTGATCACCAGCGTTACCGATGACCTGGGCGAACGACTGTTCGACCAGGCCGTCAAATTCGCCCAGGTAAACCCAATCCCATTCTAGGAGACAGACCAATGCTGCATCTCAGTGGCGATATCATCGCCTACGAAAACGGTGAGCTCGATGAGGAACAGGTCATCGCTCTATTCCAAAGCCTATTAGACACAGGCTTTATTTATCACCTTCAAGGCTCGTACCAACGTCAGGCACAACGGCTGCTTGACGCAGGCCTGATAACCCAACCAGACAGGAGTGTTTGCAGATGAGTACACAATGCTATATCCCGAAGAAGTTCGCAGCGTCGAGCCTGGCCGTCATCGACCAGGCCAACACAATCATCGCGGAGTACCAGGCCAAAGGCTTCCGCCTGACTCTGAGACAGTTGTATTACCAGTTCGTGGCGAGGGATTTAATCCCCAACAAGCAGACCGAGTACAAGCGACTCGGTGGAATTGTGAACGATGGCCGCCTGGCAGGGCTGATCGACTGGTCGGCCATCGAAGACAGGGGCCGTAATTTGATTGCGGCTTCAACCTGGGACAACCCCGCCGAGATAATCCAGTCGGCTGCCTACGGCTACCGCATCGACAAGTGGGTTGGCCAGGATGTCCAGTTGGAAGTCTGGATCGAGAAGGACGCCCTGTCCGGCGTCATCGCCCCCAAGTGCAAAGAGCGTTGCATCCCCTACTTCGCCTGCAAGGGTTACCCATCGCAGTCCGAAGTCCGATCCGCAGGCCACTTCCGGCTCCGAGGTTACATCGCCGATGGCAAACGCCCGGTGATTATCCACCTGGGCGACCATGACCCAAGTGGGCTGGACATGACCCGTGACATCGAAGACCGGCTCAGTCTATTTGCTGAAGGCCCTGTCGAGATTATCCGAGTCGCACTGAACCGACCGCAGATCGATCAGTACCAGCCGCCGCCCAACCCGGCGAAGGTGACTGACTCTCGGTTCGCCGACTACGCAGCCGAGCACGGGTCTGAGTCCTGGGAGCTCGACGCCCTGGAGCCAACGGTCATCACTGACCTGATCCAGGATCAGTGGGACAAGCATGTCGACCATGGCCTTTGGAGAGATCGCCTGGCTAAGGAGCAGGAAGAGAGAGACGGGCTGATCAAGATCACCCGCAACTACGATGCCGTCAAAGAATTCATCGACGGCCTAGACGATTGATCTCGCCGCACCCGTGCCTTGTCGCAGCAAGGCCCGGCTCGATGCGATCAACCCATCAGAAAGGAGACAGACCGATGGCTAAACGATTCAGCCCCGCTCAGTGGTTTGACACTGAGCTCTTTACAATCGTTGAAGGTTATTCCGCCGAGGAAGACAAAGGGACCAACGAAGAGAACATCTGGCAGACTGAGTTCATCATCGACCAGTTGGAGATGGGTGAATATGAATGGCTAACCAGTAGCCAGGTGAGACAGGCACTCAGTGTGGCTCGCCGCAGGCTGGCCGCATTCACTGAACGAGTACCGCCAGGTTGGCGGAGATAACCCGTAAGCCGCAGGGATCATGGTGTCAAGCACGCCAACGCTGAGTAGGTGGCCCCGTGCCACTCTCACTGACGTTACTACCGTGACGGGGCTCAAACCCCTCGCCCTGCGGCTTACATTTTTACAGAAGGAGGCATATCATGCAATGCCGATACAGAAATCAGAACAAAGATGGCGAAGTGATTCGCGACTGTAAAAACGAATCCCTAGAAGGCCATACCACTTGTGTCAAACACTACTCCGCAGGCAAGTCGACCAAGCAATGCGGTCGATCCCTGCGTTGCAAGAACGAGCCGTTGGACAGATGTAGCAAGTGCCTGTTCAAATTCTTCCGATCCCCTGAAACGAAGACTTGCCCCAACTGCAACGTCTTATTCCTCAATTGAGTTCAAGTCATCAAGGCCCCGCCCCTGAACCTGGGGGCAGGAGCTTGATTACTTTAACGTCTAAAATAGGAGACAGACCAATGAAGAACGCAAGATTCTGGGAATACGTTAACGGCGAGTGGATCAAGATCACCGTCAAGCCAGGTCAAAGCCTGGCCTGGTCCCAAGGTGGCCCAAACGAGGAAGGCTGGAACATGGAAGGTTTCCGATTCCGCTACATCGACGATGCCATCAGGGCTGACTACTGGTCCGATGGCCGTGACTGCGATGGTCGGATGAGTGACTCCAGTTCATTCACCTGTCCCATCAGTAGGCTCCAGGTCAGGAAGCCGAACGTATTCGGCGGTGAAGTGTACGGCCCAGAGGATGGCAGCCTGTTGCCAGCGTGGGATAAATTAGACAGTCAACATCGAGACTACTCGGCTGAAGCAGCCGGGTATTAAGGAGGATCATCATGCTGATTTTCACATATGGCATTGAAGTCGGTGACCAGGTCGATTTACCGAGGAACGCATACTTCGACCATGACCGATGCGAATACTTCGATGGCTGCGTATCAGGAACCGTTGTTCATGTTCACGGTCCTATTACACATATCAAAACAACTGACGGTAAGCTAATAAAAATAGCGACCGTCTCAATTCCGAGGAGGTAACATCATGTCTAGGCCAGATCGTTGTGCCGTCCCGAAGTGCCGGGGTAAGCCAATCGTCATCTACCTCGACCGGGGGCTCTGCCACAACTGCTGGGCAGGGCTCTCTGGCGAGAACAAAGAAATCCAGGCCAAGGTTATGAAGATGATCGAACTGGAGATCGCCAAGAACGGCGAAGTTGTCGACAAGCTTTAACCCGCTGGGTCGGTTGGTCGGAGGTGCGTTACCTCCGGCTGGCTGGCTCGGTTTATACAGATAGGTAATCAAATGAAAGATGCCAGGAAGATCAAGACCGTGACCTACTTGCCCCCCATGCTCCATGAAGCATTGATCGAGGCCGCAGCCGATGACCCGGTTTGCGATGGGAGCGTGAGTATGTATATCAGACGATTGTTAACTAAAGACCTTCTGGTCGCAGAGTCGAGCTCATTACGAGAAAGGAAGAAACGAGATGGCCAATAAAGAATTAAACCGATACAGCCCTCGCACTGTCGAGTGCGACAGTTGTCATAAAAAGATGAAGCATGTTCAGAACGGTCAGTACTACTGCAAACGATGTGATATCGAATTCGAGGATGACCTGGTTGCGTCGACCGAGGACCAGCATGTCGCGATCACCAGGTACTGCGAAACCAAGGGATGGAAGATCGAGAAGCGTTACATCGACCGCCATGTCTCAGGCCTCACTCCCCTGGCTGACCGGCCAAGCGGAGGGAAGCTTTACGCCGGGCTCAAACGAGGTGACCGCATCATCGTGCAACGCCTCGACCGGCTGACCAGGGACACGGTCACCGGGCTGAAGATGTTCGATGACCTGGACAAGCTTGGCGTTGAGGTCCACCTGGCTGACGAGGGCGGCTGTAGTATCGACTGCACCACTCCGACAGGCAGGCTGATCGCTACGGCCCTCCTGATGGCTCTGAGGTTCCAGGTGGACAATGGGAAGAAGGTTACATCCGACTCGATGAAGAGCCACATCAAGCAGGGTAAACGCCAGTCCGGTCATGCTCCATACGGATGGCAGCATAACCCTGGCGGCAACCTGGAAAGGAATGCGACCGAGCAGGCTAACGTCACTCGCATCATGGACCTGACTGTTCGTTACGGTCCAGCGGTGATCACTCGCCAGATGAATGCCGCTGGCTCTCGAAACCGGAGCGGCAACCGATGGCGGACCCGTGACATCAAACGTATCCAAGAGTATAACTCTTAGACAAAAGCCCCCGACTCTCAGGTTATCCTGGGGGCCGGGGGCTTTTTCTTTTGGGGTTGTGCCAAGTACGGGTCAAGGCCATCGTGCTCTCCGCCATGCTGTTTCTCCCACCATAGCCGGTCGGCAACATAGCCATGGTCGGTGGCCATCTTCGACTTCTCGAAGACAGTCATCTCCAGCATTCGGTCGAGCGTCTTGATCACTCCACTTCTGAAACTTGTATCCATTTGTTTAACCCTGTCCCAACCAGTTTAAGAGCCTGTTGGCCCATGACCGAGACGGCGGCTTTGCATAGTCGGCAATAGTCTTAGACATCTCGCCAACTCGACGCCGGAGCTCGTTACGCTCGGTTATGATCGCAGTGATCCCATCGGTATCAAAAGACTTCAAATAGTTCAGCCGCTCCAGTTCGCCATAAGCTTCATTGTACTCCTGGGTCAACTTGTTATACATCATTGTAGTCTTATTGATGATCGCAATCTTCTCTTCGACCTCCCGGAGCAGCCGACCGTTCAGCGTGTCGCTCTCCGCCAGGCGTTTCTCCAGGTCTGCAATTTCAATTTCAGCTTTTGTCAATTTGTCACCTACCATCGGCCTGGCCTTTTCTTGTTGGGCAACTCACCGGCCTTACCAATAGCGGATATCTTCCGCCAGAAGTCATGCCTGGTCAGTCGCAGTCCTGTCTTAATCATAAACTCTGCATGCATTCTGTCGAATTCAGCCGAGTATGGGAGCTCATCGCGGACCCTCCGGCAATCGGCATACAGGTCGACGATCACTAACCTCTGCTCTTCATTCAGTTTAACTGCCATCACCGCCCTCGCTTTCCTTGTGGTATTTATACATCCACATACACCAATCACACTCACATAATGACGCATGTCGTCTGTCTGCCATTATCAGTTTAGCCACATCAACCAACATCTCTCGTTGCCGCTCCACTTCCGCAACCAGCCTCGGCATGGCGGTTCGGGAGAATACTACAAACTCATAATCTGCCGGGTAGTTTTCTGCATAGTGTTCGTCACATGGATTGTTGCCATCCATGTTCCAATCTTTCGTCGCCGCAGCATCTAACCGCTTGCACTCGGCCAGAAACATGTCGTCCACGGGTACATGTTCACTAGATGTGGTCATTTTTTCGCCTTTTTGGTACATATCTGGTATGATGCCTTTGCATCGCCAATGATCCATGTGTATGGCTGCGTCAATTTCGGTATATCCACACACTGGACATTGCGGTTCGTCATTTTTCTGCGTCATTGTTTTCCTCGCTTTCCTTCGGCCATTTGTGCCATTTGCCGCAGTTGCATGCTGTATCGCATCGCCGGTAATTTTCCGACGCTAAAAAGTTCTCTGCGTCCAATTTTTC